CCTGCCACTCATTGTCCATCCGCAGAGGAATTGTAGGAATTTCCTATACTCCTTCCCCTGTTTCACGGAATCATCCTTAAACAGGCAATGCTCAAGAATCCACGGCTGGGCCATCACAATCCTTGTGTCCTTATTCGCTGTCGTGTACTTTGTCGTGATCTTCGTTCTACCGCCCTGTTCCTTAACCATCCCTTGTATTTTCTCAGCCAGTTTCAGCCCCGCCTGGTTGCTCTCAAACCTCGCCATATGGACATTGTGCTTCAAGAGTATTGATGCCAACCGGGGGTCAACAGTATTTGGCGCGTTATTGTCGCAGATCACGTCCTCGATGTAGAAGTCTGGACCATACTGATACGCAATTGGCATGACACAGTAGTCATCGCCCTTTGTCTTACCATCACAGACAGCCACAATAGCGTCAGGTTCCCCGTCTGGCAATTCAAAGTATCGGCGCAATTCATCCGCCGAGTAAAGCAACCCTTCACGCTCAATGGGCTGGTTCATGTACAATGCCCGCCAGTTCACATCGTCCATGATCTCCCGCTGCTCATGGTAGAACTGAGTGCTGAACCCAACTCCATACGGATAGTCCCACAAACTCTCGTCGTTCTCGTCCACCGCTGGCATCGTAATGAATTGCGCTCGGTCACTCTCGCCGTACTCCATCTCCAACCGGCCTACAACGTCCCAGACCGACCAGCGAGTGGCTATATGCAACTCTTTGGGCCATGCACCCTGTTTCCTTTGCCGCAAGTCTGTGTTGTACACTTCCCACAGTTTGTCCAGCCTATCCTTCGACATCGCAACCTCGATGCCAGATACAAGGTCGTCGCAGTAAAGCAACGTCTGCGCCCTGTACAGACCGGCATTACCTGTGCCGATGGAGGTAAACTCCAACGTTTCAAACCTCTTGCGCTTGCCAAGGTCAATGCGGCAGTCCTTCGCGTTGGTGTTCGTGACCTGTACGTCCGGGAACACATCATGCCATAAATACTCCCCTGTAGGCTCCATGATCCGCAGGCATTCGTCATAGGCACCGCGCACCCAACTGTTTGAGTGCGAACCTGTCAGGATCGGTGCGTCAGGATATTTCCCGGCAAGCCAGGTCAGATAGAATATCGCAAGTGTACTCTTGCCAGTCCCAGGCGGCATCGAGATCGCCAGCAGGTCCAGCTTATCATCCGCCAACTCCTGCATGGCATCAACAACCACCCTCAGTTGCTTGCGCCTCGGCATATAGAACTTCTTCTGGGGTTCCCGGTTCCACTCCACATACTGCAAAAAACTGTCAAAGTCATACGGCGCTGCCATCAGCAATACCTGCTTGTGCAGCGCATACAGCAGACCAGCCTCACCCTTATTGACCACGACCATGGTGGGCATGGCCCTCTCAATGCCCTCAGACAGCCATACAAGCCCGTCCACGCCCTCAGACACATTCTCCTTCATCAGCAACTTCAAGGCGCTGTATAGCCCCTCGTATGGCTTGTATGTGTACGGCGTCCTCTCCACTTGCCCACGCAACTGTTTTACTAATTCTCTGATGTCCATACCATACCCTCCTGCGTCAAGTATATCATCTTGACACTCTCTCCGCAAGTGCCTTTTTCTCTGCCTTGTAAAAACTCTTTTCTCGTAGTAAAAACCCGTGAAAGTTTGAAAAGTTAGTGTATGTGGGGGGCGCTCTTAGCCCCCACATACATAACTAACTTTTGCCGTTTGTAATAAATAAAAACTATATAAGGGTTTTTACTTTTTACAAGGTCAGAAATACCGCTTTTTTCCACTTTTTGCCATAGCTTCAAAAGGGCTGTTTGGAGGTTTTTTGACATGACAGTGGTCGTTGAATTATACCCGTTTTTTTCTTTTCGCGGGGGGTGGGGGGCTAACCCGGCCGCAGGCCGGGGTCCTGGTATAGGGGGACCGGTCATGTATACACTGATGCAGAAAAACATTGCGCAAAAGCAATCATTTACGCATAGATATTGTTGGTTTTCCAACAAATCAGCGCCATTCACCTATTGATCGACCCAAAGTTATAGATTCAGACTATATCATACGTATTTTGACATGCTGTCAGCGTTAGATCGGCAGGGATAGCATGAGAAATCCTCATGTAATGCAGGGATTGCATGAGTTTTTGTCATACCATTGTATCCATGAAAGTTACAATATCCCTCCCCCGCGGACATATCCTATTCATGTCCGCCATGCACGGACACGACAGTATAAATAGTACTATTGTACCATTATCGGCTACGAAATAGTACAATAGTACGATTACATATGAATAGCTATAGGACGCCCGGAAAACGCCCTTGCAAGCCCTGGACGCTGGACGGGTGGAATTGATCGCGGGGACGGTTGCAAGGGCTGTAAAGGGCCCTGGACGGGGCTTGTAATGCCATAGGCGGCGGGGGTTGTCCAGTTGTAGCAATAGGCGGTTGCCCTATGCCCTATGCCCTGGACCATAGGCGCGGGGAATTGTCCGAGGTTGTCCAGCTATTCCCCGGTTGCGCTATTGCCTGGACGGTTGCCCGGATCGCGGCGGGGCTGGACATATGGCAGGGGTTGCAACCCTCGGATCATGGCATAGGTTGCCCGTTGCCTATGGTATGCCCTGGACGTGGCCCCGGTTGCCTATGCCCTATTGCTAACGCCTGGACGCTGTACAGCTAACGCCGGGGCCGTCCCTCGGATTGATCGACGCGGGGCGGGTGTATGCCCTGGACATTGCCACGGGTTACGCCTGGACAAATGAAAAGCCCCCGGACGTTGCCGGGGGTTGTGTTATTCGTCGGTTGTATGATCGGGCGGGACGGGTTTATCGCCTGGTATGTATCTCATTATGTCCGAGGGTTTACAATGCAGGGCGTTGCATAGCGCGTTGATTGTATCAGTTGAAACGCCGTCGCCCCGTTTCAACCTGGACAAAGTGCCGCCGCCTATAATCCGATCCTGGACTAATGACGTATATGTGCGTCGGCGTTTACGCAGGATATTGTCAAGCGGTGAAAAGTCTATCATACTATTAACCCCCTTATACAATTATTTGATTATATTGTATACCAATATCGGTATTATGTCAAGGGGTATATAAGAACCAATATTTGTATACAAATTGCACAAAAATAATTCCAATATTTGTATATATCAAATTCCAATAATGGTATTGATAATATACCAATATTGGTGTATCATTATAACTGTCAAGAGGACATGAACACAGCGACATTGAAGGGGGTTTAAACCATGACTAAAAAAGACATTTACGCCGCGCATGGCATCGAATTCAAGGACGGAAAAATTCTTTCCCCGATCGGTTGGGTATCGCCTTTGTTGGTTAATGGTAATGCAAAGTTGGGTAAAGGCGTTTGGACATTTTCCACTTTGGCCGGTAACATCGAATACAGCGCGGTTGTCAATGGCAATGCGGTAACTGTCAAGGGAACCTGCGTTTGCAACTGTCAAGGCTGTTATGCTCAAACCGGGTTTTATAAAATGTCCAGTACTGTCAACGCACTTGCGATCCGGACCATTATTGCAAGGGAATATGTTGATTTCATGGTCCATGCTATTACCGCACAAATTCACGCGGACGGTATAACCCTTTGCCGTATTCACGCGGCCGGGGATTTTATCGGTATTGAGTATATCATGGCCTGGCGTGAAATTGTAAAGGCTTGCAAGGGTTGCAAATTTTGGACGTATACTAAAAACCCGATCGCTGAAAACGCATTTGATGACTTGGATAACATCAACATTGTTAAGTCTATAATCCCTGGTTGCGGTTTTAACTTTGGTCATTGCGATTATATACTCAATACATACGAAATGTTGCGGACCGCCGGTAAATCCGTTCATGTTTGCAAATGTGGATTTGATAAAAATCAGCATTGTGTCAATTGCAAGGGTTGCTCGGAAAATGAATTTGTATTGTTTGTAGAACATTCGACAGCTTACAAGGCAACTGAAGACCCGCGTTATAATGAACTTTATGAAATTGCAATGGGGGTGTAAACAATGATTAGAACATGGCAAACACCGGGCGGCGAATATAGCCGCCTTTACCGTGATATGGCTATGCAACCCCATATGTTGATAGCGGGGGCGACAGGTTCGGGTAAATCGGTTGTTATCAACGGGATTATACATTCCCTGTTATTCAATGCCCCTTGCGACGTCGGACTAATTTTGATCGACGTTAAAAAGGTCGAATTATCGGACTATCGGCATTTACCGCACACGATAGAATACGCCGACGACGTTCCCGGTTCAATCCGGGCGTTGCAAGCTGCTATCAACATAACCGAGGCACGTTATAAGGATATGCAACGCCGCCGGGAACGCCTTTACAATGGTTCGGATATTTACGTTGTTATCGATGAATTAGCGGACTTAATGACAACCGCAAAAAGGCAGGTCACGCCGCTAATACAGCGTCTATGCCAAATTGGACGCGCCGCCCGTGTACACGTTATAGCAGCAACGCAATGCCCGATAGCGGCGGTTATACCGACGCCGATAAAAGTCAATTTTGACGCGCGTTTAGGGTTGCGCACGCGCTCAAAACAGGATAGC